TTTAATTGTTCCTGCTTAGGTACGACTACTTTTTCTACCGCTGGAACTTCTTCTGAGTAGTTAATCAAGTTAAGTCCGTCAGTTAGATCAAAGCATTTAACTTTAAGGCTTTGACAAAAGCGGGCGATAGTTTGGCAGTCTGTGTCTTCATCGTCCCATAGGGCGAACACAGAAGATTTATCTTTAGAAATAAAAGAGATTGCGTCTTCAATAGGTGAGTCAGTAGTAGTAATACTAGCGCCATCTAATCCATCAAACTTAGCGGACTGTGGTGCAAAGATGATTACATCTTTACTTTTATCTTTTGCTAATTGAGAAGCAAAGACTTGACCTTGGCTTGGTTTATCTTTAAAAGCAAGAACCAGTATTCCACCTTGGCCGTTAGCGTAGTAGTGATCTTCCATAAGGGCTTCAAGATTTGCACGACTGGTCTGCCCTTTACCAGCAACAAGCACATAATATTTGTCCATAGGACCTCCTGTTAGGGGAGGCCTAGACTATCACTAAGTTTTTTATTGTCTAACTGAATTGTTATTTGGGCGAAAATAGGCGAGTCTTTCAACAATAGCCAGTAAAGAACTACCTAAGAAAGCGCACCCTACAGTCTTTAGTATCAAGTCTTTCCAGTCTGTCCACCCTGTTAACAAGGTACCTACTAAAGAAAAAGTTAAAGATAAAGTAGCGTTTACAAATAAAAGGCTAACTATCAAAGATAAAAAAGATATTAACGGCTCAAGTGCAGCTAAAAAGAAAGCAGTAAACATTCCTACAAGTAATATATCAATCATGGGATAATAGTACTATGTCTGTGGCTGTGCTAGGTACAACGCATAGGTTGTGCCCATTGGCAAAAACTCCTTAAGGGTACTAGTTAATCTATTTTGTACCGCTATACGGTTTTTATAAAGATGGCTTCGGCCAGCATTAGCTACTCCACCCTCCCAGAATAAATCTCCTGGTTCATTACCGTTTTCTCCATCAAAATATGTAAGTACAAATGGGCTCTTTTCAAATAAAGCTGCGTCTAATTCTAAAATGTCCCCAATTGCTGCGGTCCAATCAACCTGAACATGTGCGTAAGCTGCTGTAGAAGGAGCTGTTCCTGTTACGTATGCTCGTGTCCAACTAGAGGATATTGTTGTAGACGCACCAGTAGTAGTGCTAATTAAAACCTTTGATGAGTTATACCAAGATATTGATAAAGTAATATTTTTAGTACCTGACATTGTTTTGCTGTATACACTAAAAGTGTAAGAGGACTCTGGGTAATAGATTGGCATGTAATCGGCAGTAGTTGTAAATGATTTAACAGATACAGATGTGCCTGTCGCAGTTAACTTTAATGCATTTCCTGCATGATACACAGAACCAGTAGCAGCAGTTGATGAAATATTAGTATTAGTTTTTGCGTATGTAAATGTGTTTTGGGTTCTTAAAGTAATTGTATACGCACCATCAAACGGGCTGCCTACGTTACTAACAACAATTTGTTCCCCAATTTGGAATGGATGAATAGTTGCTGTTGTTAACGTAGCCAAATTTGAATTTAATACTTTATTTGTAATTGTATATATATCTACACCTGGCTCTTGGCTAAGCGTGTCTATTGTATTAGATGCACCAGTAACAGACCATGGAGCAATAGGAGCAGCAAAATGTGGGTCTACAAGTTCATTAATTCTATTAGCTCTAGGAGTTATGTAAATCTGACGTGCTTCATCAAAATCAGTAACGGCAGATGCTTGTTCAAATTGTGCGGCATCAAAAAAATGAAACTCTAAACTTGTTGATCCAGCCACAGATGCTATTGATATTTCTGGAACCGCATAATATGCCCCAGTTGGTGCTGTGGCTGTTACCTTTGGGCGTACAGATAAAGCACCAGTTGTGTTAGATAATCCAGTACCAGAGGATGTAGATATACTTACACCAAATCTGTCATACCAATGTATTTTAACAGTTACTGTTCTTGTTGTAGATTTTGCTGATGTGTAAACACTAAAAGTATAAGCTAATCCAGAAGTTACTGGGACGCCTTTAGTTACTGGGTTAGACGTACCGCAACCAATAGAGACTGTACCAGAACTTGCATTTGAATTAGTTATTGCAAGAATGCCATTTTGTTTATTTGGAAAATTAGTTGGTGCTGTTATTTCTGCCCAAGGAAGAGGGGTTGGGGACACAGTTCCTGTTGTCTTAGTTTCCGCAACATTAGTAGCGGTTAATGCAAATTTGATAGAGGTAGCGGTTACTGCAGTAATAGTTACAGCAGTAACTTGATTAAATAGTGGAAGCGGGCATCCGCTAACGGTTACTTTAGTTCCCGCCACATAATTATGAGAACCAATAGTTAATTCAGCTACATTGCTAGTCAAACTAACTTTACTTATTGATTTAATTCCTAATTGATATAAAGACGCATTAGATACAGATTCCCAATGTCCTACGCTTTCTTCAAAAGAAGAATCATTATAGTCAAGCATTAAGTTGTGATTTACTACCAATCCATCAATAGAAGGATTAGGAGTGCTCTCTAAAGGTTTTGGCAAAGCCCAACCAGAAAAAGATTTAATATATTCACGAAGTCCTTGAGCACTACCTTTTTCTTGATATAACTGAATAGCGTCTCTTACTAAAATGCGTGACTGTTGGTAACCAATTTCTGACTCATACTCAAGCCCAAACTGTTTTAACAATAAAGGAATTAATGTTCCATTTACTCGCTCAGTGTTATATCGAGTTACCAAAAGATGAGTTACTGTCTGTATATAGTCTAATTGAAATCCAAATAAATTTAAAAATTGTTGTAGATCACTATTAACAGATGAATTATCTATTGTATAAACAGATGATAGTTTATATACATCTGGTAAATAATCGTATAGACGTTGTTGATTATTATATTCTTCTACGGCTAATCCTAAGGCGTTTCCAGCCCTAATCCAATTAAATTGATTAGTGTTATAAACAAATATTGAATAGTAATAATATCTTTCTTGCACTAAGTCAAATGTATCCACATATGTTGTTGGGTCTGATCCATTAAACACATTTAATAACTGGATTCCATCATAAGGATTTACTGGAAATCCGTAAGAGTTTCTTACTAATTTTAAGTTTGACCAGTTTCCTACAGGGTCAACCCAGTTTAATGTTATTTCACCATAGTTACTAGATGTAGCCGTAAATGGGGCAGCACTATAGGTGTTAACAACATCTGCGCCATAATAGGCCAGACCATAGTAATCAATTCCATAACGTGACATAGTTAGCTAGTAATTCCTCCAACAGCAGTTACAGTAATAACGCCAGCTTCTGGTATTTCAGAGACAGAACATACAATGTCTTCTACGGCCAATACTTGTAATAGGCCATTTGGGGATACCGCAGTTGATGATACGTTATTTGCAGTTAAAGCGTATGAAATGGTAGTTGAGCCCGCCGCTGTTACGATAAACGAACCATTAAATGTGGAGTCTACGCCAGATACTAGAATAGTTTGTCCCACTTTAACATTATGAGTTGCAGTAGTAGTCAAAGTAGCCACATAAGAAGTTAATTGTTTATTACTAATAGAAAAAGATTGTATATCAGTATTTCTACGTAATAATGTAACATTAGCTTTGTTTACACCCGCAATGCTAGTTACTGCTCCAAGAATATCTGTTAAAGATATAGTGTCTTGAAAAATAACATTATCAAAACTTAACAAAGTATTAATTGCTGCAGTTGTTGCAGTTTTAACTAAAGTTTGGTTAGATTTTGGAGCTACCGTAATATCAACAATAACGTCTACTGGCACATAAGTAGGCGGTTGAAACGTTATTGTTGTATTAGCTGGCGCCTTATCAATTAAATATTCAAGCACGGTAGCTTTTAGTGTATTAAACACAGATGATGGTGTTATACCATCTAATTCAACTCCTTTGTCTCCAGAAGGAGCAAAATACAAAGTTATACTGCTGTAGGTATTTGCATTAGCATTTGCTTTTGCTACACCGTCAATTTGTACGGCTAATCTTGAATAATCACTTAGTGATACTGCTCTATTTAAAGCACGGATGCTGTCTACCGCGTTAATTCTAATAGAATCTGTTGATTCTATATCTGCTCCGCCAGTAGCTGCGCCATCACCAGTAATTAAAATATCTTGATTACTTACAGTTAATCCTGCGGTTAAATTTGTAAGAATATATTTAATAGTATTAGTAGCAACATTACCTTGAATGCCACCACCTACTCGATAAGTTGCAAATATTTCTGCATTTAATGGTGGAATTTTTCCACTTACGTCATCCCCAAAGATTACATAAGTTACGCCATTAGAGTCTGTATTTGTTGTAAATACTGGATCTGTGTTGTTATAATCAATTAAATATTCTACTCTACTGTAGGTTACTCCATTTATGTTTACTGATATTGAATCAGAGATTACAGGCGCATCAAGAAGCTGAAACGTTTGAGCAGAGGTGCCATCAGATGTTCCTATTTTTTCATTGGATATTGTTTCTCCTTGTGTAGCAGCTACGGTAATAGTTCCATTAATTGATCCTACTTTAGCGGGAACTGTTACCGCAGAATTTGTTTCAAAAATAACTTGATTTGAAGTTCCACTTGTTATGGTACTTGTTGCAACCTTAGTTAAAGCTGGTACGGTAATTGTTGAACTAGTAGAATTTTGAAAAGTAAGAGTTACAGTAGATGCAGTAGTTTGATTTGGAGAGTAACTTAATAAACGAGCAAGTTGAAGAACGCTTTCTCTTTGACTGGCTGTTGTAATAAAAGATTCATTAGCTGACCTGTCAATGTAATAATTAAGAATATCCCCCATGTAAGAAAATAATTCAATTAAGGTTATGCCAAAATCTGCTGGATCTCTGCTAGTCCAAGTAGGTGAAAAAGTCGGTATTAATGCAATTAAATCATCTTTAATCGCAGTAAAGTCTCTAGATGTATAATCTATTTGTGGTACATAGTTATTAGCCATTCGATACCTCCAGTATCAATTCTCCTGCTCGACTAAACACAGAAGTTTTTACTTTTGTTGTGTAAATCTGATCACCAGTTCCTACTTTATAAGACACCAATAATACCAAGCTTTGATCGCTTGGTTCTATAGATCCAGTTAAATCTACAAAGTTTAATTCTTGCAACCATGTAAAAAACGCTGAGGCTACAGTTTGTTTTGTCATAACAATAGCATCATCAACGTTTTCAAATGAACCATATTTTGCATCACTACCAAATGATGGTCTCATTACCCTTTCTCCAAAAATAGTCATAACAACAAGCACAACTCGGTCTTGCCATATCTTTTGTGGATCTTCGCTGTATGAAATACCCCCACTACTACTAAAAGAAAACGGTAAAGATATTGCTTTCATGGTTGTACTCCAATCCATACTGGAAAATTAGGATCCCCAGCTATAAACATAACCCATACTCTCTGTCCTATTACTGGAACTTTTTGGTGGGTTAAAGAACCAGAATTACCTGTGTGAGCCAAATTTAAAATTACTGAGTGCGTATGGGCGGTTCCAGCAGAAGCTGTTCCACTAGTAATTGTAGCGGAATGGTTATTAAGTAAGGCGGCTACCTCTGTTGCAGAGTGTTCTTCTTCAATTGGATTGGCGGATACTGGCATACAAGGCCTAGCCCACTCAGTTACAGATGAACCTAAAACCTGAGGGACAATTAATTTAATTCGGTATTCATTGTCAGGGTCTTCTATATCAAAACAAATACCCTCATAAATACCATAAAATCTTTTATCTTCGTTCATTATCTTTTTCCTAATGTTTTAAGTCTATTTATAACAAAAGCTGGTTGTTTAATTTCTGGCGTTTTAGAATATATAGTAGCAGTTCCTGTTTTCCATGTAGAAGGTTGAAGATCTTGTTTGCTTATTTTTTGTTTAGTTTTATTTTTAATGGTAGTAAACGAACCATTAGTTTTTGCATTAATATTTAAAGAATTAACGTTTAAAAAAGATACTGGTTTTATTACTGTTGATCTAACTCCAGATATTATGTTTCTATGTGGAGTGATATCTGGGGCTGCAACTCTATGACCATCTGTCCATGGGTTTGCTGGCCCTAAAGAATCAGAACCAACTTCTAGTATTGTTGTAAATGTCTGACGGTTTCTTTCAGTTTCTATAATTTTATGTTCTACACTTAAAACAACCCAGTATCCAGAGTAGGCTGTTCCTACCCCTTTAAGGTAAATTGGCATGTCAGGACGTAATGTAGGTGACCCTATAACCTCTAATGTTGCTCTATATGGAAATGAATTTCTTTCTTCAGCGGCCTCTGACTCATATTTTGCTATTTCTGGATCTACAGCAACTATGTGTGTAGCAAAACTATCAAATGGATCTTCTTTTTTAGTAGCTCTAATAGAACGTTTATTTTTTTGTTTGGTCATTCTAACTTCTTGTTTATTAAATTTATCTACACCAGCTACAGATACAGCTGACTTTTGAGCATCTTCATAAGCTATGTGTTCACCTATTAAAGGTTTAAATGAGTATATAGTTGTTCCTTTAGGGCTATTAGAATTGTTCATTACATATACAAGTGCTTCTGATCTATATTTTGTATAATCATCATACATTGGCTGAAAGTAAATTTCTGTATTTTGAGACTTTAAACTATATCCGCATTGTTTTGCTAATCGAACCATGAGTTCCCAATCAGTATGTCCAGCTTGAGATATTTGTTGATAGACTCTTGGGTGTGACACTGTGTAAGCAATAAAGTTATGTTTTCTAGCAATTTGTTCTATAACTTTATCAGCAGTAATATTTGTATAAACAGATTGTGATGGTGATTTCATAACCATAGAGCTTCCTATAATTACCACTTCAGTGTGGTTAGTTCCAGGAGACTTTTGAGGATTTACGTGTAACACATATCCATAAAGGTTTCGTTTTGCGTTATCTCCAATAATAGACATATGTACAGGGGATCCATATTTAATATCATCATATTCAATTCCCCAATCAGTAAAGGTCACAACAGCCATTTCATGTTCATATTTTCTTTGTTTAATGTAGGCAGAATAAATAAACTTAGGTTGATTTACGGATTCTGGAAATGAAACGCTAACGTAATTAAGCACTAGGTATCCTAAG